CCTATACCGATATTATTAATTATTAAAGCGTAAAGTAAAATACAAGTTTTAATCATATTTAAAAGTTTTTACATCTTTAAAATGTATAGTATGTAATATTTCGCGATCGTCTTTTTGTTTAAAATCTTTTCGCCTTTCCGCTCCGGCGTCTATTAAAAAACTAGCGCAACCAATAGCGTAATCTATGTTGATTTTATCGCTTTCTAACCACATTTCTACTTCGGCCGTTACTACTACCTTTTTATAAACCGGGTCGGGGTAGTTACCTTTACGTTTATTAAGTTCGGTAATGTACGTACTTTTTTTTGCGTCTTTTATCTCGCTCATAAATTTTTCTCGCTAATAAAAGTAAATTTACGGCATTCGTTAAAATGGTTTGTTTTTTTTTCTATAACATCTTTAGCGTTATCAAAATTAGACGCTATTACCCTTTTGTAAACCGATACTTCAAAAAAATATTCTTTCATAGTTCCTCCTCTAAATCATCTACCCCGTATTCTTCGGTTATAAAGATAGTGGTATTTTCCGCCATTTTTACAAACCAAGTTAGTAACTCTTTTACTTCCATAACAAATAAATCGCTAAGGGTTTCTTTTATATCCCGCTTTTTATCTTCTATAGTTACATCGTATAAATCTTTAAAATTTAAAAATAATTTATGGTTAATATGGCGATCGTCTTTATTAAGGTTAAAATCTAAACCGCCCCAACCTTTTTTATTTTCTTCTATAACCTTTTTATCGCTTAGTATTTTTTCTATTCCGGGTATCTCATCTAAAAGATTAGTTACCGCGATCGCTCCTTTATTCGTCATTTGCCCACCTTTCTAATTGATTTTTATTTATAGCTTTATTTACATCTTTAGCGCTTTTACCTTTAGCGCCTTTAACTAATTCTGTATGGTTTAATATGCTACTTACCGTCGTATATTTTTCGCCATAAGTCAAAACCATATTTTGTACTAAGGTTGGTATTTTATGCGGGCTAATCCCGGCGTTAAATAATTGTTTGGCCGTATTTCTCATTTGCCCCCATTCGTTATTTGTTGGGTTATCTTTACCAAAGGTACTTTGCAAAACTTCTAGGTAAGCGTTTTGTTTTTCTACATTATAATTTTCATAATATAGTTCATTAGGTTTAGTTATATTGGGTTTAGTTAGAGTTAAGTTTTCTTTACTACCGGTAGTATTGTTTTTTTTACTAGCCCTAGTATTAGTAACTTTACTAGGGGTGGTTAAGTTTTCTTTACTAGGTGGGTTTACTATTAAAGTATAGTGGTTTCTATCCCAATCGCCCTTTTCGTTTTTACGTTTTTCTATTTTTAAAACCCCTTTTTTTTCTAATCCCTTAATTGATTGGATCGCGCTTGGTTTACTGCGGCCTAAATCTTTAGCTATGGTATTTAAACTAGGCCAACATTCTTTAGTTACATTATCGGCGTACTTACCTAAAACTACGTAAGTAGCTAGTTCGGTAGGTTTAAGTAAATCGGCTACCCAATGCGGTACTATAGTAAACGTAGGTATATCGTAAGATACTTTTACTTTTTCATTTTTCATTTAAGGCCTTTCTTTTACGATCGTCGGTTGTTATATTTTATAGCGTCTTTTAAATTTTTAAAATTATTTTCTTTTAAATATTTTTTAAGGCCGTTTTTTTCTTTAGGGCTAGGTAAAGCTTTTATTAAAAATTCATCGTTAAATAAATCGCTAGTAAGTTTATATAATTTAGGTAAGCTTAAATAACTATCGCCGTTTTTATAAATTAAATTTAAGGCCTTAAATAAAGAACTATAACTAAAGTTTTTATAATCATCGTATAAACTAGCTACGCTATCTTTAGTTAAATCTAAATTAGGCCAACGTACGTTAGCCCAATCTAAACAAGTAATAAATTCTTTTTTACTTAACATTAAAACGGCGGGGTAGTATCGGTATCATCTACTACACCAACGCCGTTTACTTTTTCTACTTTATCCTCTACCCTATTAGCTTTTAATCCGGCGTTAGCAAACTCGTCGCTTTCCCAACTAGCCCAAGCCATTAAGCGATTATATTTTTTACTAAAAGTACCGCCGGTACATTCTTCATTTTTACAACGCCATTTAGGTTGGTTATTACTAGCCGTTTCTCTATTATCCCAAACAAAACTACCGCAAGCCGGGCATTTTGGCTCAAATCCGACGGGATCGTCATTTTTAGCGATCGCGTTTTCTTTAGTAGTTACTGCGGCCGTACCCGTATCTTTAATAACCCAATCGTAAAGTTGGTCGGCCATAAATAAACAATCGTTTACCGTTTCTTGCGGGGTAGAATTATCTTTAAATAAATCCCCTACTAAATGTACGGTAGCTTTTAAAACGGCTTGCCTTACTATCATTACTTCTTTATTTTCCATATACTTTTCTCCTCTTTTATATACCTACTATTTAACTTATCTAAAGTTATGTATATTTGGTTGTCTATCTTAGTAAATAGGTACGCCAAAATTTTATACTTTAAAATTAAAATGTACTTATTAATTACCGTAAAAATCACTATCTTTACCTTTAATAAAATCGGGTACGTCTAAAAAATCGTCTTTTTTATCCGTAGGCCAAAATACTATAATTATAGCTACGGAAAAACTTCCTAATAACATAAACCATTTTTCCCATATCTCAAAATTAGCTAGTTCCATTTTCCACCTCCTCTAATTTTTTTATGCCTATTAATGCACCCGCCCAAAAAATATACTCATTATACGTCCAACAATCTTTAATAAAATCCGTATCTTTTACACTATCAAAAGCGTTAATTAGTATTTTAAAATCTTTAACTTTCATAATGTATGTAAATCGCCGCAGTATCTCATTAACTCAAAACAATTTGGGCAATCGTTATTAAAAACATCTCGCCTAATGTTATAAGGATTATAAGCCGGGCGGGGCGACCTTTTTACTTGCGTTTTAGTATTTATGCGTGCCGTAAAATCGCGATCGTCGACGATTAAAACGTCGTAACTATCTACAACCCTACTATAAGATAGTTGCGTTACGCCCCCGCTAAATAAAGCGTGGGTTAAAACTACATCGCCGTCGCTATTTTTATAACCGGCGTAATCCCTACCTACTACTAAATTAGTATTTTTTTCTTCTAGTAATTTATATATTTTAATTTTTACCTCCTAAGTAACTACCCAATAATTATAATAAAAAAATTTAAATCTGTAGCGCAAACGGGCTAATAAATGTAAAAAATCATAATTTTAATGGGTCGGCTAAGCTGTACTAGGCTTACAATCCAAATGCGACAAAACTAAAATTTGGCCTATGTTCAAAAAAGAAAAAGCCGGGTTTGTAGATATTTATTTAATCACTAAATTTCCCGGCTTTTTTTTATGCGATTAGTTACTTAGGGTTGCAATGATCGCGGTTTAATTATCTTACTATAAAGGGGTATTAATCCCAAGTTTGTTTTGGTTTATATTGCTCTAAAGCGTGTTGTAAAACCGTGATAAATGAACTTAAAAAAGCCACGCCTAAAAGTTCAAACAACTCGGCGTCTATTATTCCGGTACTACTTGCTAAATACAAACTTATTGCGCTTTGCAGCCCCGTGCGAAATGCTTTAGATAACATAAAGCTCCAATAAGCTTTCCAATTTTTATTCAATTTGGTATTTGCCAAAAGACGATCCCCCCCTTTCTTTTAAATTTTTTGCGTTTCTAAATTCTAAAAGTTTAGCGTATGTATTAGCTCCTACTATACCGTCTTCAATAAGGCCTGCTTTTTTTTGGAAAATTAATACGGCCGATAATGTTAAGTTACCGAAGTCCCCGTCTTCTACTAATCTTTTATTTAATATTTCATTTAATAAGTTTTGTATATGAACTACGCTATCCCCTTTATCGCCTTTACGTAGAGGTTTATTAGCTAAACCTAATTTAACATATTCTTTTTGGTCAAAGTTTTTACGTATAATACCTTTACTTAATTCGTCGGGCGTTACAAAAATTTCAAAGTGCATAGGGTCTTTATAACTACGGTAGTTACCGCCCCAACGAAAAACGGGTAAGCCGTCTTTTGTTTTTATTTCTAAAATTTTCGCGATCGTACTGTCTTTAAAATTTGTTTTTAAAGTACCGTCCCTTGTTACCGGGTTTAAAGACCAATTTATATCTACCGCTAACCCGTAGGCGTGGCAACTATATCTATCGCTATTAGCTATTTTTCTAAAGTTATAACCGCCCGTATCTTTACGGTGGGTTATATAGTTATCTTCTACTAAACACATATTTAGTAAGGTAAAGGCCGGTAAAACTTCTTTATTTATTTGCGCCCTACCTTTACCGTTAAAGTTTATTATTATTAAATCGTCTTGGTTACCTAAAGCTTTTGCCCAAAACTCTAAATACCATTTACTACTTCCTCGTCTTGTTGTCATAATATTTCTATATCGCTCCATTTCCTTAAATCTTTATTACTATGTACTACCAACGTAGTTATGCCGGGTATGGATTTTTCGCCCCCATTTTCTTCAAACCATTGGCTACCGCTATCTAAAGTAGTAGCGCCTAACATTAACCTTTCGCTTTCCTTAGTCCAAAAATGGTGGTAATGGCCTACTAATAAAATATTAGTTGCATAAAATCCGCCCTTACTTGGCTTACTAGCCATTTTATTAAACCAATTTTCTACCCTTTGCGCCGGTGTCGTTCCTCGTTTAGCTTGGTGGCCGTGCGCTATGGTAAGTACGGTACCCGGTAAAACTTCTACGCTATAAGCCAAGCTTTTATCCGGGATCGTAAATTTTACGTGTTTTTTACTAGGGTCGGCTTTTAAAACTTGCGCTACTTCATCAAAAAGTTCGCCGTCTTTATTATCCCCAAAAGTTGTATAAGCTTTAGTACCTACTCTTTTTTCGCCGTGATTTCCTAAGGCACATAATCCAAGTACCTCATTAAAATCTTTACTAAATCTATTAAATACATCTAATAACATTTGCCGGGCAACGGTTTTTTGTTGGCGCTCATCTAAAACGGTTGTAAAAGTTTGCATAGGGTAGTGTCCGCTGCAACTTTCAACTAAATCTCCTAAACCTACAACTATTAATTTATCAAGATCGTCGTGTTTTTTACGTAAATGTTTAATATGTTTATCTATTTTATCTAAGCTTATATAAAATCTATCTAACATTTCTTCGGTGCCTTCTTTTCCGACTTGCCAATCGCTCATACATAAAACTAAAGCTTTTTTATTTTTACTTTTTTTAACGCGATCGTCCCCTTTTTTCTTTTTAGCGTTAGTAATTAACCTTTTTAATTCTTTATCATCGTATTTATTAGTTTTACGGGCGTAAATATTTGCTTTAAAATAATAAAATTTTTGTATTCCGTTTTCGCCCCAACCGTCCCAAGTACGAAAGTTTACCGGCTCGTCTTCTCTAACATAAAAATCTTTACTAGCCCCGCTACCAAGCCAATAATCAATCCAATCGTTCCAATTAGGGTTACCTTTAGGTATAGCGTTAGTAGTTATACTACCCCGTCCGCCTTTCATTTCTACACCCGGTACCCAATCGGCGGTAGGTTTTACTTTATTACCTCTACTAGTAGGTACATCTTTACGGGTTTTAACATAATCGTCTAAATTCATAGTTCGCAACTATTAGCTTTGGCTATCCTACTTATAATTTTACGTAAACTTTCGTGCGATACCATAGTATAACCTTTAACATCTACGCAATATTGTGCTATTGTTCTATAATTATATTCCAAAGCTCTAGGGTTAGCTTGTTTAACTTTATGGGCGTGTTTAAGTAAATCTATAATTTCTTGGGTTTCTTTTGGGTACGCATTTTCAAACTTTTTAGGGCTACCTTTACTAGTAACATAACTATCAAAATCTACATTTATCATAAGTTACCCTAAGTATAGTCAAAGGGTATGTTAAATTTTGTCGTTTTTTATTAAATACCAACTAAGGTAGTTTATACCTAAAAAAGCTATTAATACTATAAAACCGTCCATAGTATAAGTTTAACGGCCTTTATCTACCCCCGCAACAACCGTTTCCGCAACAATCCATTAGCCACCTACCTTAAATAATATTTCCCTAATAACTTCTTCTATAACCATTAAATTTTGATTAAACCCGGCAATACTTTCTTGGTATGCGTTTACTTGGGCTTTTAATGTAGCTACTTCTTGTTGCATATCGTTTACGGTTTTAAATAACCAACCTACTAAAGCGGCCAAACCGCCTTGTAAAATTTGCGATAAGTTTACGGTAGCTTTCACATCAACACCGTAATTAAAGTAGCTACGCTTATACCGGCTATAATCCACCCGTATATTTCTTGGCGGGTAGGCCTTTTAGCCAAATCCATACGTATTTCATCTATCTTATCAAAAATTTTATCAACATTTATCATTACTTTTTCTAGCATTTCCTTTTGGGTATAATTATCGCTCATAATATAGGTATTATAGCAAAATAGCGATCCCTAATTTTTCCGATGATATTTGTAATTTTAACTTGGTTTTGGAAAATCCGATTTAACTTTTGCTATATGGTCAACCCAAGTAGTAGTACCGTTTACGCTATCCCAATATTGCATATCTAATTGGTCTTGTAAAGGAGCGTAGTTATCGCGCCTATCATCTATATAACCATATTCTTGCTTACGGTATTTATCTTGTGCTAAATCCTCTATAGCTTGTTCATAATCTACTTCGTTAAATTCTGTACGCTCGTTATTTTCAACCTTAAATAAAGGTTTAGCGTCTTCTATTTCTTCCGTAGCTATAACTTTTAGTTCTTCTAAACTAGCCATAAATTATTTCCTTTCTTTTAAGATCCCTCTATTTTATATAAAACTAATTGTCCGTCATCTTGAAATGTCGCTCCGCCGGTAAAAAAGAAACTTATACCGTCGCTTGCGCTTGCTACCGTATGATTAAAACCACCGTTACCACCAAAAAATTGGGGCGTACTTACTAAAGAAGTTGTTTCAAACGTACCCATAGAATATTCCGCACTATCATTAAAACAATATAAATGAAAAATTGCTTGAAAACCGTTACGGGTACTTTCTATAGTTGCATTAGTAACGCTTGTTTGATTAGCAGCCGAATTACTTTGAAAACTTGCTGCGGTAGGCATATCTTCACGGGTAACGTCATATTCGCTATCGGTTTGTATAGTACCGCCTTTAGTAACTCGCCAAGCTATAGTATCGTCGCTACTAGGTATTAAATTTCTAACTACTAATAAATAAACGCTATCACTATCTATACCCGTTACTTTTAAAGTACTAGGGCTACCGCTTGCTGTCGCTTTACTTATTTGTTTTAACTTACCCATATTTAATTTACCTTAAAAGCGTACGTACGTATATTTGCCGTTGCTATATTATTACTACCCGGAAAAATATTAAAACCCGTACACGCCGTATCGCTACTTAAACCCCCTATATATTTAAAGGATCGCGTTTCCGTACCACTCATACCACCCGCTTTACCCATAAAAAAAGTTCTACTAGATATATTAGGGTTAATAACGTAACCTACCGCCCCCGCCCCTAAACCCGCATTAATTTGACCGAATGCATTAGTTAAAGAACTTTGGCTAGTAGCGTTTACATCGTTAAACCCGCTTGTACGCATACGTAACCAAGCGTAATCGTAATTACTGTCGGATATTATGCCCCCGCTGTTTATAAATCTTAAATTAATATCGTTAGTAGAAGTATCGGCCGTAACGTTTGTTACTACTATCTTATAAAAATTATGGTTGGTAGTAAAAACGTTATTAATACTTATAGAACTAGTATTACTAGTTACATCGGTACTATCTAATAAAACCAAGTTACTCATTTTTTTACACCGTATAAAGTTGCCGTACAAGTATTTATAGCATTTCCACCGTCGCCATATAATTTAAAACCGTTTATAGTTTCTTGGGCTTTATAGGTACAACCACCAAAAAACATACCTTGCCCGTGATGAGCGGCAGATGAGTGGCTTACCCCTTGACAAGTAAAATAAGTATATTGCGAACTAGCATTAGCGTTGTATATTTCCGCGTAAAAGCTCATAGAATTATTTGTTCCAAAACCGCCTAATAATCCTATATCAAAAAACCCGGCATTAGTACTTCTATATTCATTAGATCCCGCTACTTGGCTATAATATAAATCGGTAAAACTATAAACGCTACCGGTTTCATAACTACTACCGCCGTCGTTACTTACCCTTAAACGTACATTGTTTCCGGAGCTTTGAAAACGTAATTGGTTTATTTCTAAAATATGTAAATCGTATTTACTACCTTGTAAATCCGTAAATAATATTTCGCTTACGCCCCCTACCGATTGGCTTTGTATTAGTTCTAAACTACCGGCGTCGCTACTAGCTAAACCAAATCTTGCTGCGCCTAAAGGCATAATACCTCCTTAACTAAAATCTAATAAAGCGTTTAATAATGGTGTACCGGCGTCAAAAAATAAAAAAGTAAGTAAATCTATCTTACCTGCTGCGGTACTTAAAGTTACCCCGCCCCCGCCTACGGTTTTAGCGGTTACGTGCCCGCCCCCGTTTACGGTAACTTGGTTTATAGCTAAAGTACGGCTCCCGGTACCGTCTTGGGTAATTAATAAAGTAAATGAACTTACGCCGTTAGTTGGTACGTTTGTAAAATCTATATCTGTTACGTTATGGCCTAAAGTAACCGTACCGGTATTACCGTTAGCTAAATCTATAGCTAAAGCGGTAGCGCTAGTTATAGCTACATCGGTTTCGGCATAATCTTTAAAAACTACTTCTTGGGCGGTATTATCGTTAAAATCTACGGTAGCGTCTATATCTAAACCTATAACCCCGCTACTAGCGGTAAGGTTAGCCCCCGTAATCCCGCTAACTAAATCGGCTATAGTATCTTTTTTAGGGTTATTACTATCATCGGCGTCTATGATCGCGATACTATCATTAGCTACGTTTATTGTTGCGCTACT